GTCGTAGGTGCTGCTCAGAAGAAGAAGGAGCAGGTTAAGAAGGGCGTCAAGGGACTGATTGGTAGAGGTCTCAGAAAGGCAGCAGGAGCAGTCGGAAAGGTTGCTAGCAAGGCATCTACTGCCGCTGCTAGACTTGGTGAAGAAACAGTAGGAGAAGGCATTGACTTTAAGGGTGCTGCTCGTGAGCAGGCACGTCGTGATGCCATCCAAGCAGAAAAGGATAAGAAGAGTCCTTCCAGCAAGCAGCGTCGTTTAGCACTGGGTAAGTTCCGTCCTGGTGCTTCTGCAGAGGAACGTGCAGAAGGTGGTCGTGATGCTATGAGAGAAAAAGGAACCTCTCCTACCAAAAATGGTAAGAAGATGTTTGAGGAACTGCAAGCAACTGGATTGTTTACCGAGAAGGAGATTGAAGCAATCTTAGAAACTGAGATTAGTGAAGCACTGTCTGGTGAGCGTTACAAGAAAGTAATGAAGAAGCCAGGTGGAACAGCATATAGTCGTAAGGTAAGCGCAGATCCAGCCAAACGTGCCACGAGAGGTGGTCGTGGTGGAGAGTCTGATTTTGGTGCAGGTGATAGAGGATCAGGAAATAAAGCAAAAAGAAGATCGGGTAAGTCTGTTGATGATAGTAGATACGAATACTGATACAAAACTCAAATAATACTCAGGGGGCTTGACAAGTCCCCTTTTTTTGTCTAGACTAGGTTTGTCCCGGTTAAAGATAAATAATAGCTCATAAGATTCTATAATATGAGCTTTGAGATAAATACTGGTGTAAGTTATGAGAATCCATGGACGTTTGATAACAAACCTTTTGATAGCATTGATATTGGGGACTACTTCGGGTTTGTTTATCTCATTACCAATAAGTCCAACCAACGAAAATACCTTGGGAGGAAGTATTTCTGGTCTTTTAGAAAACCTCCTGGTAAAAAAAGAAAAGTAAAACAAGAATCGGATTGGAAGAAGTATTACGGTTCTTGCCCAGAATTAAAAGAGGATTTAAAAAAGTACGGTAAGGAGACCTTCAGTAGAGAAATCATAAGTCTTCACGATACAAGAGGTAACTGTAACTTTGAGGAAACTAAGCAGTTATTCTTAAATAATGTCTTATCTGAGGCACTTGACGACGGCAGTCCAGCGTATTACAATAGCAACATCCTTGGACGCTACATGCGAAAAGATTATGGTAACTTTGGAAGACACCCTGAAAGCGACACATGACTGGGCAGTAGATCGTATACATACTCTTTGTGAAATTCCTACTTATGATGCTATTGGTACAATAGAAGATGCACACGCCATTAGGGCAGAATTCTATGAGTGGTTAGATCCAGAAATCGAAGATCATCAAATCTATTCGCTAGAATACTTAGGAGACACAGATGACTAACGGAGCATCACCTAGTTTTAAAAAACGTATCTTAGAAGAATGTAAAAAGTTGACTAACGATGGTAAGCATATTGAAGCAAGTCAACTCTTCAGAACATACTTCCCAGATTTTGGGTCAGCACTCCCTGACAGGTTTGACAGTGTAGGATATTAGTGCTACACTACATAAACTTGTGCCGACAGAGAAATTTTCTCTAAGCGGATGCCGAGTTCAAACGATTTAATGCTTAAAAAATTATCTATTCTTTCACTTCTTGCAGTTCCTGTTGCTGCTTGTGCCTATCCATCTATCAGTGAAATCTCAGCACCACCAAAGGTTGCTATGGTAGATGTAAAAGTCAATGAGGGTAAGGCAATCCCTATCGAAGTGATTGATAAGTCTTGGAAGTGCCCTGGTTGCAACGACAATGAGAAGTATGTTCTCCAGCAACTCCAAGAGAAAACAAACATCTCCGATCGTAATGCCCTTGCAACGATTATGGGCAACATTAAGTCGGAGAGTAACTTCTATCCCAACATCTGTGAGGGTGGAGCACGAGTTCCTTATGAGCGTTGTCTTAGTGGTGGGTATGGACTCATTCAGTGGACAACATACAAGAGATATGCTGGTTTAGGAGCATTCTGTAAGAAATTTGGTTGCAATCCTAGCAGTATTGAAGGGCAGACTCGTTATATGATAAACGAGTCCCATTTCCAAAAAGTTCTTCCTGAATTTGAGGGACACGGACAACCTGTGCATCAGTATATGGTTGGAGCCTATTATTGGTTAGGTTGGGGCATCAAAGGTTATCGTGAGCAATACGCTTATAACTATACTAAACGACTTGTCTGGTCATGATCAAAAAGGTACTTAATCAAATCAAAAAAGTTTTTATTCCTAGAAGTGAATTTACTGAAGAAACTCCTAAGAAAGTTGAGAAGAAACAGGCGTCTTATACGGGAGTAGTTGCCCCTATCACTACTCCTACTGATTCTTGGTTTTCTGAACCAGTAAAAACCGAAAAGGTTATTGCATACGAAAAGCACGTTGCTCAAAAGATTGAAGAGCAAAAGTTTATCGAAGCAGCACAACCCAAAAAGGAAGCACAAGATATTCATCAGCAAATGTATGAGTGTGTCACCAAGTATTGGGGCACTTGGCAAGAAGAACTTCCTGGTGGGTCTGAAAACTTCCAGTCTGGTCCTGGGGGTTGGAACTCTGGCACTGGTATGAGACAGTTTGACTGATGGATTATACAAAAGAGCAAATGAGACTTCGTGAGCAATCTATTGAAGTTCTTCTATCTAATTATGGATATACTAACGATAATAAATCAATCTATGAGTGTGCTCACGACTGGGTATCACAAGGAAATGTAACCACTGCTGGGTTGGTTAAATACTACAAAGCGTATTACACATCATGAAAAAATTACTGCTTGGATTAATTGGTTTATCATTAGTTTCTATACCTGCCCTTGCAGGAGAATCTAAACTTAAGAAAGGATTCTATACTATGGACTCTTTGGGTTGCATGATTACACGAGAATGCACCAAAGATGTCCGACGAATCAAGAGTATCAACGATATTCGTAAAGAGTTTCCTAATTCTAATTTTGATCTTATTGCTGACGAGTTTGACTCGATGTTGGTATCCCTTGATAAGATCGGAGTTATGGTTTTTCTAGGGCACGAAAAGTATTTTCCCCCTGGTCATCGTGGAGTTTATCACACAGTATCAAACAACTTCTACCTGAACGATGCCTTTGTACATCGTCCTCATGTGCTTATGACGGTGATGCGTCATGAAGGTTGGCACGCTGCACAAGACTGTATGGCGGGTAGCATCAAGAACTCTATGATTGCTATTATCAAACCAGAAGAAGAGGTGCCTAAGATCTGGCGTGAGATGGTAGAGAAAGTGTATCCCAAGTCTGCTGTGCCCTGGGAGGCAGAAGCAAAGTGGGCAGGAAGAACTGAAGGTATGACTGCTCAAGCATTAGAAGCGTGTGCAGCGGGCACTATGTGGGAAGTTTATAAACCCACACCATTGACTGAGAAGTGGTTGCGTGAGGAAGGTTTTATTAACTAAATAACTGAGCCTTGCTCTTGTCAGATGCCGGAAGAAGTAAAAGAAGTTTCTAAAGAAGAAGAGAAAAAGAAAGGTCCATTTGCTAAATTAAAAGCAGCTGCTGACGACCACGAAGGTCAGTTGGAAGCAATCAGTACTATGGTTAGACTTGGTATCCTTGTCTGGTCTGGTGGTATTTTGACTCTTGCTTATATTAAACTTCCTGCTGCACTTGGTATTCCAGAGCAGAAACTTGATCCTACTTTTATTGCATCTGTGTTCACTGGAGTTTTAGCTACTTTCGGTGTTCAGACTGCGAAGAAGTCTGGTGATGGAACAATGAAAATGGGTGCCGCTTCTGGTGGCGTGTCTAAGGCAGATTTAGAGAAACTGATTGCTGCTGCTGCACAAACCGCACCTGCACAAACCATCCGTATTGAGCAAGCCCCTCTTCAGATTGCAACTGCTGCTCCTAAGAAAGACGGCGAACCACCTATTATGCCAACGGTATGATGTATGATCAACAAAAAGTCTGGTTCTGAAGAACCACAACCAATCACAAATAAATCTCAACGGTTTTCATTTAAGTGGGCAGTGCTCACTGTGGGAACCGTTTTTGGCGTTGCCCACTTGGGTATTCTCGGGCACCTATTAAATAGAAGTCAACTTCCAATTATCAACTTGCCTGTTGGTGATTATACTGCTTATCAGGTAGATGCTCATAAGGATGGGTATCGTATTCAGTATCGTGCCAATGACCCTAGAGTCATGGACAAGAATAAAGTCCTTGTGAAAAAGAATGGTTTCTTTGGTATTGGTGGAGATACTAAGATAGTCCAACAAGAAGAGTACACCATGGACGGAGCGCAGCATCTCCAGGGTGGTGAAGTGGGAAAGTTGACTGCGAAAAAGGTAGAGTGTATCAAGGCGGAAGGTGGTGGCGAAAATGCAGGTAGATTGGTTGGAACTAGTATTGGTGCTTCTGCTGCCCCAATGTTTAGTGGTATTCCTT